AGAAAGCCAAAGAGAGATACTAGAGTGCATCCATTCTGTTCGTGATGAGATGATGCGTTATAAAGGATTCTTAGGCGGTGTAGCTTTCTTAGCTTCAGGTATCGGTATATTCTTAACAGTCTTCAAAGACTGGATTCTAAAACATTTCTAAGGCTACTATGTTTGGTAAATTAATTGCACTACTGCTTCTCTCCAGAGATACAGCACATCGTCAACACTGGAATACAATCAGTTTTGCACATCACAAAACACTCAATGAGTTCTATGACAACATTCTAGAATTGACTGATTCCTTGATGGAGAAATATCAGGGACGTAACGGACGTGTAGAAGTTCCTACATTGGAAGAGAAAGACACCTACACTAAAGATGCTGTAACAGTTCTTACTAAGCATCTAGACTGGATTGAGAAAGCTCGTTACGATGCTGTACCAAAAGAAGATACTCCTATACAGAACATCATTGATGAGATTGTAGGACAGTATCTTGAAACACTTTATCTACTAACACTTGACTAAGGAATTATTATGAGTACATTTCAATTAGATCCTAACGGAGTAGCTAACGGAGTTCCTGCTTTAGGAACAACACAAATATTTACTGTTACAAACTCTAGCGTAGCTTCAACAGCCTTTGGTGCAAATACTACAATGATTCGTATTGCTGCTTCTTTAGGACATTGTCACTTTGCAATCGGCACAGCACCTACTGCATCTGTTACAACAAGTCCTATGTGTCCAACTAATAGTGTTACTTTTGTTAAAGTAAATCCAGGAGACAAGATTGCTGTTATTAAAGACTCTGGTGTAACATCTTCTACATTTTCTGTAACTGAACTTATCTAAGGACTATCATGCCACTCAAATCTGGAACATCTAAAAAGACTATTTCTTACAATATCAAAAAAGAAATGAAAGCTGGTAAGCCACAGAAGCAAGCTATTGCTATTGCTTTGAGCAGTGCAGGTAAGTCTAAGCCAATGGGTAAACCAATGAAGAAAATGGGTGCTAAGCGTGGCTACTAAACCTGGACTCTATGCGAATATCGCTGCTAAACGTCGTCGTATCGCAGAAGGATCTGGCGAGAAGATGCGTAAGGTAGGTGCTAAAGGTGCTCCTAGTGCTAAAGACTTTAAAGACTCTGCTAAGACAGCTAAGAAGAATAAATAATGGTTAAGAAAGTTTATCAGAATCCTGACGGTGGACTCAATCAAAAAGGTAGAGATCACTACAACAAGACTACAGGGTCTAAACTAAAGCCACCAGTATCAGCTAAACAGGCTGCAGCGTCCCCTAAAGATGCAGGAAGACGTAAGAGCTTCTGTGCTCGTATGGGCGGTGTGCCAGGTCCTATGAAGGATGACAAGGGTAGACCTACTAGGAAAGCCTTAGCTTTAAAGAAGTGGGATTGTAAATAATCCTTGACTTTTATTTAAATTTGTGTTATAATATTAGGAATCTATGGCATCCCCTACCTATCTACAATTAGTAAATGACGTACTGATTAGGCTTCGTGAGAATGAAGTAACATCAGTATCTGATACTGCCTATTCTAAACTCATTGGTAAATATGTCAATGATGCTAAAAGAATGGCAGAAGATTCCTATAACTGGAATGCCCTCTCAGATACTCTATCAGCCGTTACAGGAGCTGATGTATTTAACTATGTACTTGTAGGTTCAGGACAGAGATTTCGTGTTGTAGACGTGTTAAATGATACCTCTGATGACTATCTACGTCTTAAGACTACTGCAGACATGAACCGTCTCTTCCTCCTCACAACTTCTGAGAGAGGTGCTCCTCGTTATTACAATTTTAACGGTACTAATTCTAATGGCGATACTCAGGTGGATGTGTATCCTATTCCTGATGGTGTATACAATCTACGATTTAACATCATTAAACCACAGTTACCTCTGTCGTCTAACGGAGATACTCTGTTAATTCCTTCTGAGCCTGTTATCTTTGGTGCTCTTGCTCGTGCTATTGCTGAGCGTGGAGAAGACGGTGGGATTAGTTCTAGTGAGATGTATGCTATGTATACTCAGTCTTTAGGAGATGCTATTGCTCTTGAGAGTGGTCGCTATCTTGAAGAAGATGCTTGGATTGCACCTTAATGGCTGAACAGTTACTCACAGGCTCGATTCAAGCACCAGGGTTTTCTGGATTAGATATCCAGGATGCCTCAGTACAACTAACTAGTGGTTATGCATTAGAAGCTTTTAACTGTGTTATTGATAAGTATGGTCGCATCGGTGCTCGTAAGGGCTGGACCAAAGTAAATACAACAGCAATCTCTTCTACTCCTGCAGTAAGAACAGTATTTGAATTTGTTAAGTCTGATGGTAATGTAGTATTCAGTGCTGCTGGCAATAAAATCTATACTGGCACAAGTACGCTTACTGCTGCAGTCAACGGCACAGTTGTAGACGCTGCTGGTACAGGAACTACAGCATATACCATTACAGCAAATAACTGGCAAGTTGCTCCTATGCCTTATAGTCATGGTGGAAATACCTCTGCTCATGCTATATTTGTTCAAGGTGGGCATCCTGTATTAGTATATCATAAGGTAGGTAACTCGTCACATAATCATACTGGTGCTTATGGTTTTCAAAGGCTAGGTGATGTTGGTACATTGCCAACAGGTTATTCAGTAACTTCGTTTACACCTAACTGTGCTATGACAGCATATGGTCGCTTATGGGCTGCTAATATTACTGGAGATAATCAAACTGTTTATTTCAGTGATTTACAAGACCCATCAAACTTTACTACAGGTACTTCAGGTTTCTTAGATATTAGTACTGTAATCCCTACTGGCGATGGTATTGTATCTGTTGCAGCACATAATGGATTTTTAATTATCTTCTGCAAGCGTAGTATTTTAATATATGCTAACCCTAAAGATCCTGCAACAATGACATTGCAAGATGTTATTAAGGGTGTTGGTTGTATTGCTCGTGATTCAGTAGTATCTGTGTTTGGTTCAGACATTATGTTCTTATCTGAAACAGGTGTACAATCACTAGGTCGTTTGATTCAAGAAAAGTCAATGCCTTTACGTGATGTATCTAAGAATGTACGTGATGATCTCATTGCTAACGTAGCTACAGAAACACTAGAAAATATTAAAGCCGTTTACTTTGCAACTGATGCGTTCTATTTATTGTCTTTGCCTTCTACTGGCTTTACATATTGCTTCGATACTCGTGGTATTTTAGAGAATGGTGCAGCAAGAACAACCATCTGGAAGAATATTAATCCTACAGCGTTTCATGTAACAGAAGACAGAAAACTATATGTAGGGCAAGCAGGGTATATCGGTAATTATACTGGGTATACAGATAATGATTCTACTTATCGTTGGTCCTACTATACTAACTATTTTGACTTCGAGCAACCAACATCAATTAAGATTCTTAAGAAACTAGGACTAGTTGTTATTGGTGGTGGAAATCAAGTCATTGCTATTAAGTGGGGGTTTGATTACACCAACAACTACAACAGTAGTACACTTGTTTTAAAACCTGTTACTGTAGCAGAATACGGTATTGCTGAATATGGCATTGCAGAATATGCTAATGGTATTGCTCTTGATAATTTAAAGTTTAATGCTTCAGGTTCAGGACGAGTATTACAAATTGGATTTGAATCAGATATTAACGGATCTCCGTTGTCTGTTCAAAAAGTAGATATAGCTATTAAAACAGGAAAGAACTTATAATGTCTGATTATTCAAAGTCAACTAATTTTACCACTAAGGATACTCTTCCTACAGGTAATGCAGGAAAGATTGTTAAAGGTACTGAGTTAGATACTGAGTTCACAGCAGTTGCTTCTGCTATTGCATCTAAAGCAGATGTATCTAGTCCTGCTCTACTAGGAACACCTACTGCTCCTACTGCTTCTGCTGGATCAAATACAACTCAAATAGCTAATACATCTTTTGTTACTGCTGCTTTGTCGGCTGTATATCCAATAGGTTCTATCTATATTAATGCTGCTGTATCAACCAATCCAGCTACCTTGCTTGGGTTTGGTACATGGGCAGCCTTTGGTGCTGGTAAAGTAGTAGTCGGTCTTGACTCAGCAGACGCATTATTTGATACTCTAGAAGAAACTGGCGGTTCTAAAGACGCTGTTGTTGTAAGTCATACACACACAGCAACAGTTACAGATCCAGGACACATACATACCATTACTGGTAGATATCAACAAGATGCCTCTGGATCTACTGCTGGATCAGGAGCTACTGGAAGATTATATGGAACTCAGACTGATTCTGCTGTTACTGGAATTTCTGTAGCTAACAGTACTACTGGATCTAGTGGTACTAACGCTAACGTACAGCCATATATTGTTGTTAAAATGTGGAAACGTACAGCTTGATAAAAGTACCTGTAGTCAATAGAGTAGACTACACGATGTACTTAGAGTTATATGAAAGTATGTTGTGGTTTCACACTGATGTTCGTAAATGGACTTCTACTGTGAAGAAAGAGTACTTAAAAGATTTAGATTTATTGCAAGATTTAGTAGCAGTTCCTTTAGTAGCCTTAGTAAACATAGACAATGTAAAGTTAGCTAAGTTTGGTAAGTCTACTGGATGGAGTAAGTTTAATAAGGTTACGTTTAATAATATAGAATACGATGTATTCACTAGGAGCAAATAATGGGCGGAGTAGTCAGTAGTATAGCAAACGTATTTACAGGTGCTGATGAAACTAAATCAGCAGGAGCTGACGCAGCATCAAAACAAGCACAAGCAGCTAGAGACGCAGCATCAGCAGCTCAATTTAGACCTGTAGGAATGACTACTGCGTTTGGTACGTCTAACTTTACTCGTGAGATTGATCCTGCTACTGGAATGCCTTATATCTCAGCAGCTAGTTATCAAGCTAATCCACAATTACAGGCTCTACAGCAACAGCTAATGAGCCAGTACGGAGGAAGCGGTACATATGCTATAGATCAGGCACAACAACTTCAGTCCCTGTCTCCTGCTGCCCAGCAACTATTTGGATTAGGATCTCAGTATCTAGCTCAGTCACCTCAGCAAGCTGCTCAGGATTGGATAAGATCACAGCAGAACTTGTTAGCTCCTAGTCAAGAACAACAACTAGCTAATGTACGTAATCAACAATTTCAGACAGGTCGTAGTGGTCTAGCTACTGGTGGAACTACTGCTGGTGGAATGATGCAGACTAATCCAGAGTTAGCTGCTTACTATAACTCTATTGCTAATACTAATCTTGGTCTTGCTTCTCAAGCTCAACAGATGGGACAACAACAAGCTACTTTTGGTGCTGGATTATTTGGTACTGGTGCTCAGTTGTTAGGTACACAAGCTAATACAATGGCTGGTGCATACAACCCATTACAGACATTACTTGGTACTTCTGCCAATGTAGAACAACTAGCTCAACAACCTCTGCAACTAGGTCTACAGATTGGTGCTGCTCAACAGCCAGGTCAAACTGCAGGTGCAGGTATGTATCAACAAGGTCTATCACAAGCTGCTCAGACTCAGTACGGTGCTACTCAGGCTGCTAATGCTGCTAACGCTGGCTTCTGGAGTGGTTTAATGAGTTCTGCAGCAACTGCAGCATCAGGTGGAGCAGCAAAGTCAGATATTAGAACTAAAGAAAATATTAAAGTTATTGGCAAGATGAATAACGGTCTTAATGTTTATTCTTTTGAATATAAACAAGAGTTTAAAGATTCTGAATATGCAGGTCATGGTACGTTTGTCGGTGTAATGGCTCAAGAAGTTGAAAAGATTATTCCTGAAGCTGTGTTTACAGGATCTGATGGATATAAAGTTGTTAACTACAGCTTGATTGTTTAAGGAAAAGACATGGCTACTACAATGCTACAAAAAGGTTTACTTGGATATGACCCAATGGAACTCAGAGCACAAGAACAAAAGCAGTGGGCTACATTATATGGTCAAGCTGGTTCTCCTTATGAAAAGATGGGTATTGCTTTAGGTCAACTAGGTGGTGCTTTATTTGGTGGTGAATCTCCTGCTGCATCTAAGGCTAACATTATTAATGAAGCTTTAAATAAAGCAGGTCAACAGTATCAACAAGGTACTGCTGAATATTATAAAGCAGTTGCTGATGCTCTTCCTACTGATGATCCTATGTTTAGTGATAGCAGAGAGTTTGCTACTCAAAAGTATTTAGAGACAAAGAAGAACGAGACTACTGCGTATACTGATGCTGTCAAAGCAATCAAAGATAACCCTGAACTTCTTCCTACATTTACAGATCCATTAAAGATTTCCTTGCTACAGAAAGCTACTAAGAATGGCTGGAATGAAGCAGAGACTCCAATGCCACAGACACAAGACGAGATTAAGTCTTTTGCTAAACAGTTTGGTTTAGAGAAAGATCCTATGTATCGTCAACTAATATCTATGACAATGGTTGCAGACAAGGAAGCTAAAAAAGAAGCTGTTAAAGTAGAGCATGAAGCTCTTACTATGAAGTCTATTCAGTCTACCATTAATCGTAACAACGCTGAACTCGGTAAGATTAGAGATGATAAGTTTGAAGCAGGTAATCGTTGGAATCAAGAACGTGAATCAGCTATTGCTTTGTTTAAAGCTAATAACTTAGATCCTGCTGTACCACTCAAAGGTATTAACTTAGCTAATACTGAACTAGTTAATGCTCAACGTATTGCACTACGCAATGCTTGGACTGGTAAAGCTACAGAACAGATTACTCCTCCTGGCGGTGGTGCTAATCCTCCAAGTAAACCTGCTCAGCCTACAACTACTCCTATTCCTTTACCTGCTCTAAGATCTCAAGCAGTTGTTGGTCAAGTATATATTACTGAAAAAGGACCTATGCAGTGGGATGGTGGTAAGTTTAACCCAGTAGCTAAATAACATGGCAGATACTTTCTCATGGGATGAAGTAGCTCCAAAGCCTTCATCGGTTACTGTATCTCCTGCTCCTTCTAGTTTTAGTTGGGATCAAGTAGCATCACCTACGGTTGAACAAGTTAACGCTGCTGGTATGAAAGCAGTTGGAGAAGCTTTGCCTGAAGGAGTTAAACAAGCTGGTAGAACTATAGCAGATCTTGCATCATATGGCTGGGATCAACTACCTGAGAATGTACAGAAAGCTGGTAAGTCTACAGGTAACTTCTTGCTTGATGCTATTGATGTACTACAGCGTCCATTCCAAGCAGTAGCTACATATGGTAAAGCACTAGGTACAACTGAAGAGGCTACTAAGGGTGCTTCTCTGTTTGATATCCTATCTACTGAGAACCTAGCCAAGGCACAACAAGCTGGTATCAAGGGTCTTAAAGGGCAGGAGAAGACTTCGTTTCAAGAGTCACTACCTGACCAGTTCCGTAGAGAGAATCCAGTTAAATCCATGCTCTTAGGCTTCATGGGAGATGTAGTATTAGACCCTCTGAAAGCTGAAGTAGTTGGTCCTCTGTTTAAAACAGTTAAGAATGCTGCATCTACTGGTGCTGATTCTATTGGTCTATCCTCTAAGCTTGCTGATAATGAACTCTATCGTACCATTGTTCTTAAAGAAGGCGATGTAGTCAAGGCTAAAGAAATATATGATAGCTATCGTTATCTCAAAGACAAGGCTAGAGTTGAAAGTGTTGGTAATGCTAAAGCAATAAACAACCAGATTAAAGCTCTGTCAAAACAAACAGACATTCCTGTCAATGAACTTAAAGCTAAGATATTCCAAGACATTGAGACTGGTTCTTTAGGTGATGATGCTGTAGCAGAACTAGAACAGAATATTATTAAACAGAACCGTACTAGATTAGAGGCTCAACGTGCAGCAGGTGTAGAAGTAGGAGACTTAGGTGAAACCTACATGCCACACATTGCTACTAAAGAAGCTGACGATGTACTAAACAACACAGGTATCAAGAACTTCTTTGGTATCCGTCCGTCTGCTAAAACACCACAAGGCATTGCTCGTGAGATTGAAGGAACAGTAGCAGAGATTAATGCTAAGAATGTTTACGGTACTTCTAAGTTCTTCCAAGATGACCCTGCTATTGCTTTAGGTGTAGCAGATTTCAATGCTGCTCAGGCTATTGCAGGTCGTAAGTTCTTAGATGAAGCTGCTCAGTTTGGTATTAAAGCTGAAGGTGCTCCATCAACATACAAGACAGTAGCTGAGATTCCTGGTTTAAAGTTTGAACCTAAAGTAGCTGACCAACTATCACGTTCTTACAGAGCATTAACAAACTCTGAAGAGATCAATAAGTTCTTGAAGGTCTATGACGGTGCTCAGAACTGGTGGAAGATGTGGTCACTTGGTGCTCGTCCTGCATACCATGCAAAGAATACTATCGGTAACCTTTGGAACAACTACCTAGGTGGAGTAACTTCTCCTAAGCCATATGGAGATGCTGCTGCATTTCAGATTAAGGTAGCTAAAGGTAACTTAGAAGGTAAGATTGCTGGTTATCCTACTAAAGAGTTGTATGATTCAATGATGACTCGTGGTATCTTTGGTGAAGGTCAATACGGTGGAGACATTACACGTAGATTAGAAGAGCAGATTCAAGGTGCTTCTAAGAACCCATTCACATTGTCTACTAAGAACCCTATTCTACAGGGTGGATTCAAGATGGGTCAAACTATTGAAGACAATGCTCGTGTTGCTCTTTATATTGATCAGCTAAACAAGGGTGCTTCCTTTGATCAAGCTGCTTCGCATGTACGTAAGTATCTGTTTGACTATGGAGATGTAACTCCATTCGAGAAAGACGTGCTCAAACGTGTAATGCCTTTCTATACATGGTCACGTAAGAACATCCCACTACAGTTAGAAGCTTTAGCTACACAGCCAGATAAGATCAACAAGATTAACCTTGCTATGAATAACGTACAGCAAGCTAATCAAGTAGAACAGCCTGACTTAGCTCAAGTACCTAGCTATATTCGTGAGCAATCACCTCTGTATGTAGGCTCTAACAAAGAAGCTGGTACAGTTACTGCTATTCCATTACAGGGATTGATACCTACATTTGATATTGCTGGTCTTACTAAGTTCATGAATACTGAGACTGCTCCTCAAGGTATTCAAAAAGGTAAACTAGGTGAGGCTTTGTCTACTGTAATGGGTGGTGTATCTCCACTAATTAAAGCTCCGTTAGAATACCTAGCTAACTATGACTTCTTCCGTAAGAAAACTATTCAAGAGTTTGAAGGGCAGACTGCAGACATGCTTGGTATTAAGATGCCTGTACACTTAGCTAAGTTATTGTCTAATGTTATTATGATTAATGAGATTGACAGAGCTAACCCTGGTACTATCTTTGGATCACGTACAGTAGATCCTATTACTAAGGAAGTAACTACATTAAACAGCTTCTTAGGTCTAGGTACTCCTCGTGAAAGCAGAACAGATCTTCCTGAAGAGCAACGTCTTACTCAATATCTTACTGGTATTCGTTTGTTTGATGTGGATATGAATCAAACTGAGTTACGTCAAGTAGAGACAATGAAGAAAGATATTGCTAGTATTAAAGCACGTATCAAACAGGCTCAGATTGCAGAGAAGTCGAGAGAAGCAGAGGCTGCAGTAGAAGCATTAGATAGATTCTATCAAGACATAGAAACATTTGAAAAACAACGTGAAGAACGAGTTAAGAAAGAAAGATAAAATGTTTTATGTCAGATCCATATGGAATATCCGAAGGAGCTAAAGCCCTTAGTAATAGTATTGATAGTGGTCGAGAGGCTGCCAACAAACTATCTAAAAGCATTGAAGGTATACAGCAAGACGCAGCAGATGTAGCACAGCGTCAAGCAACAGAGAGACGTAGAGCAGCTAGAGAAGTAGAGTTTAAGAAACAAACAGCTTTGATTAGAGCATTGGAAGACTGGAACAAGAAGAAACAAATCAGTGACCAGGAAGCAAAGTTAAAGATAGACTTCATTAAAAAGCATGGTGCTAAAGAGTGGGAAGCATTACTTAAGATTAAGTTGGATATAGAGAAAATGGAACAACAAAGTAAAGAACAATATCAGCATGATATGAAAGCTGTTAGACGAGTACAGTTTTATTGCTTCGCTGCTGCTGCAGTTGTAGCTTGGTATTTAACTTGGGGTTATAAAAT